GTTGCCTGCGGTCAGTGCCGAGGTTGTCGGCTGGATCGCTCTCGAGAGTGGGCGATCCGTTGTGTTCACGAGGCGAGTCTGCACGAGAGGAGTTGCTTCGTCACTTTGACGTACGCCGAGCTCCCTACTGGTGGCAGTCTTGAGCTGCGAGATTGGCAGCTCTTTGCGAAACGAGTCCGGAAGAATGTCGGGCCGTTTCGCTTTTTTCATTGTGGAGAGTACGGAGAAGAGACCGATCGGCCGCATTACCACGCGGCGATCTTCGGATTGGATTTCCGCAAGGGTGCACGGTTGCACTCGCGGAATCACCAGGGCGATGCCCTGTACGTTTCTCCGTTACTTGAGGAATTGTGGCCGCATGGTTTTGCGCCTGTTGGTGCTTTGACGTGGCAGTCTGCGGCCTACATTGCGCGGTATGTGATGAAGAAGCAGACGGGTCAGGCGGCGAAGGAAGTCTATGGAGATCGGCGTCCGCCGTATGTGACGATGAGCCGGAGACCAGGCCTTGGTGATGGTTGGTTTGAGAAGTTCGGGAACGAGGTGTTCCCAGCGGATGAGGTGGTGCTCGAGGGGAAGAAGTTTCAGCCCCCTCGATACTATGATCGTAAGCTCGGTGATGAGGAGCTCGCGGAAGTGAAGGCGCGTCGGATTGAGCGCGTCAAGCCGGAGGATAATACGCCCGAACGGTTGGAAGTGCGTGAACGTGTGGCTGAGGCCCGGTTGGGCCGCCTTAGTCGTGGTAGTGTTTGAGTCTAGGTTTTAAAGCTCTTTGCTTTGTGGCTTCGCTGTCTAAAGCCTCTTTGTTTTTCTTTCTTTTAGGAGTTTGGCATGCATGATTTGATGGTTTTTTCCATTTTTGACTCGAAGGCGATGGCTTTTTTGCAGCCCTTCTTTTGTGTGAACGCAGCGGTTGCGGTGCGTACGGTTGAGCGCGCGGTGAATGATCCGAATACGGATTTTCATAGGTTTGCGACGGACTACGAGCTGTATCAACTGGGCACGTTTGATTCGTTTGATGGAAAGCTGGCTGCGGTGGATCCGAAGATCCACATAACAGCGTTGGCACAGCTTCGGCAGCAGCCGGAAGGTGGTGAGTAATGCAGTCAGCGAATCCGAGCGGGAACACGCGAGGTCAGTACGGTTTTGCGCAGGTGCCGACGGCTGAGATTCAGCGGTCGGTTTTCAACAGGAGTCATGGGCACAAGACGACGTTTGACGGCGGCTGGTTGGTGCCTGTTTTCGTCGATGATGTTCTGCCGGGTGATACGGTTGGTATGCAAATGAACGTGCTCGCACGTTTGGCGACTCCGTTGTTTCCGGTGATGGACAACATGTATTTGGACTGGTTCTGGTTCTGGTGCCCGAACAGGATTGTTTGGGCGAATTGGAAGAAGTTCTGTGGTGAGCAGTTCGACCCTGGAGATTCGACGGATTTTGTTACGCCGACGTTGACGGCCAGGTCGGCGACCGAAGGGTCGTTGGACGACTATTTTGGGATTCCGACTGGTGTGAGTTTGACGCCGAACGCGTTGCCGTATCGGGTCTACTATCACATTTGGAACCAGTGGTTCCGTGATGAGAACGTTTCGGATTCGAAGGTGTTCAGCTTCGTTGATGGCCCGGATGCGACGGCGTACGAGCTGCTGAAGCGAGGGAAGCGGCATGACTACTTCACGTCGGCGCTTCCGTTTGCTCAGAAGGGTGACGCGGTTGAGTTGGAGTTGGTCGGTACTGGTGTTCCGACTTTCGATGTGTCTGGTGTTAGTGAGCGTGCTTTGGCTTTCAGTTCAGGTATTGGCCAAGCTCTTTGGAGTGCTCCTGGTGGAGGTGCCAGCCCTCCTACGACTTCTGGGAATGTGAACTGGGCTGATCCGCAGCTTGCGGTTCAGATCAATGCGATGCGCGAAGCGTTTCAGGTTCAGCGTTTGCTGGAGAGAGACGCGCGCGGTGGTACTCGGTACACGGAGATCATTCGATCGCATTTCGGAGTTGTGAGTCCGGATCTTAGGCTTCAGAGGCCGGAGTTTATTGCTGGTGGATCGACCCGGATCAATGTTCAGACGGTGCCTTCGCAGACGAATGAGTCGGCGAATAATCTTGGCCGCTTGGGCGGCTTTGGTATTGGGCACTCGCAGGGTCGATCGTTCGTGAAGTCGTTCACGGAGCACGGAATGCTGATGTGTTTGGTCTCGCTGCGAGCGGATTTGACGTACCAGCAGGGCCTCGAGCGGATGTGGTCGCGCGAGACGCGGTATGACTACTACTGGCCCGCGCTCGCGCACCTGGGCGAGCAGGAGATTTTGAACAAGGAGATCTATGCGGATGGATCCGCAAATGATGATCTGGTCTTTGGTTTTCAGGAGAGGTACGCGGAGTACCGATATAAGCCGAGTCGCGTGTCTGGTGCATTCAGGTCTGCGGCCGCGACGCCGCTGGATTCGTGGCATCTGGCTTTGGATTTCGCGTCTCTTCCGGCGTTGAACGAGACGTTCATGCTGGAGAATCCGCCGATCGATCGTGTGATTCAGGTTCCGAGTGAGCCGCATTGCATTGCGGATTTTTGGTTTGAGTATCGGCACGCTCGGCCGATGCCGACGTTCTCGGTGCCGGGAATGGTCGATCATTTTTAGGAGTCGTGATGCAGGAGCGCGAGATTCGTTGGATCATTGAGTTTGCACGGGTTGTGCTTGCTGCTGTGGCTGGCTTCCTTGGTGGAGGTCAGTCGTAATGGCGATGGCTGCCATTGGAGGTGCCGGCGCTGGTGCCGGCATACTTGGTTTGCTTGGCGGCGTCGGCCAGGCGGTCGCGCAAGATTGGTCGGACAAGAAGGCGAGACGCTGGGCGTCGCAGGAGTCCGAGAAGGCGCGGACGTGGCAGAGCTACATGGCGAATACTGCGTATCAGCGTGGTGTCGTGGATATGCGTTCTGCTGGTTTGAACCCGATTCTTGCCGCTACTGGTGGATTGAAGCCCGCGCAGAGTGGAGCGGCGCCAGTTGTGAGTGGAGCGCCGGTAGGCTCGCCGATGTTCGGCGGTGCTTGGGAAACGGCGCGGAAAGGTCTGTCGGACGCGATCCGCGGGAAAGTTGATAAGGATTTGTATGACGCTGTGACTGCGAAGAATGTGTCGAAGCTGTCGCGGGAGAATTTTCTGCAAGGTGAGTTTGCGACCATGCGTGATCGGGAGTCGTATGTTGCGGATTTGACGAGGCGGAAGGCCGAGGGTGTAAGAGCTGCTGCGGATGCGCGTGCTGCGGTTGCGAATCAGGAAGCGATGCAGTTGCAGCTTCCTCGGTTGCGTTTGGAGGAGAAATTCTGGTTGGATCATCCGAAGATGCGTGAATGGCGGATGATGCTCGAGGCGTCTGGAGCGAAGGACATTTCCGGAATGGTCCGGAATCGGAGATAGGAGTTTTCATGGCGAGAGTTACCCATCCGGGTGGCGGAGAGTCGAAGGTCAAGCAAAGCGAAGCGGAGCGGGCGAATGTCAATTCGATCCTGCGCCGGTATGTGGCGAATGGAACGCCGCTTCCCCGTACGGGCCAGGAGCCTCGGTACGGGGACTTTTCGGGAATGGAGGATTTCCATTCCGCGTTGGTGCGGATTCGGGCCGCAGAGGCCGATTTCGAGGCGCTGCCGGCGAAGGTGCGGCGTGAGGCCGCGAACGATCCAGGGGAGTTCCTTCGGATGGTTCAGGACCCGGAAGAGGTCCAGCGCCTGGTCAAAGCCGGCCTCGAGGTCGAGCGGGTTCCGCCGACCCTTGCGGAGCAGGTTGCGGAGGCGATCCGCGTAGTTCAGACTCCCCCGGAGGGGGAGGGAGAGTCGAGCGAAGCGAGCGAGTAGACAGTTGCTTCTCTTGATGTCAACTGTCTGACTGACACCACATGGGAGAGATCATGGCTAGACGGAAGAAGATGAGCCGGAAGGGCTCTCGACGAGCGTTCAAGAAGGGCAACAAGGTCAATCGGCGCAATATTTCATCGCGCCCGATGCGTGGCGGTATTCGGCTGTAGCCGGGCGTTGAGGGGTGTCTTGCTACACACCGTTGAATCTGCATCGGGTGCGGGGCGGTCGGGACGTGCGAGTTCAGACGGGGCTCGCGCGGCTCG